GGTTGATAGCGGTATCGAATGTTTCCAACCCGCCAGAACGATCCAAGGTCAGTACTTTCAATCTTGATCGCCACCAGTCTAGCACGAAGTCGTGGAGTTACAAACTGTGTGGTTTGGTTGACAGTGTACGAGTACGATTTAGGTGTGTCGCCCGGATAGTCTGCCGTGAAGAACGTGATTGTGACCGTTGCGTTCTGCGATTGGTCGTACAGGCCCCACTTCATGTCTGGCCAAACTTGATCCACAAATGTTTTCAAATCGCCGTCCTGAACCGCAAAGTACCCTGTCTGGAATGACGAGTTGATGGCTGCACCATTAGCATCATTTGACGTTTCGTGCTGATAGATATTCAGATCACCACCTGCACCAATAGGTGGCCCGAAAATGCTCTGGTCAATCCATGCCGTGCGGGTCAGCGTTCCAAAGTCCCACTGGTTCAATAGTGCGTTATATTTGGCATATTTCGTCGGTACACCGTTTGACCCAAGAGTGGGATAGTACCATGCGATTTCTCCAAATTGAGAATTTGGAGCGCAGCGGACATTTTGCCAATAGCTTGTGTCAATGTCTTGGAAGATCACATCCCAAATTGGGCACTGTACAGGTTCAACACCGTTGCCTGATAGGCGGAAGAACTGGCTTTGGCTCATCCAGTAGACGGTCCCAGCCAGCGTACCCATAGCCTTTCGTCCGACTAACCCACAGCCAGAGGCAATTTCGTTAAAGGAATAGACCAAGGGGAGATTGATGTATTGCATCGCCCATAGGCCAAGGTCGGTCCAAATCAAGCCCTGCTGTGGACCTTGGATGCCTCCAACAATTTTGGAACCTTTGGGGATGCGATACGATCCGGCTTGATTGACAACGGTGCCAACCCAACTGGTAAAGTTTCCAACATCACACCAGCGAACCAGTAACGGGTCTTGGAAACCCGTAAATGTAGAGCCGTAAGCCACGATCTGCCGTTCAGGCATGGCCACAAAGCAACCCTCGTTGACCAATGGTGCATTTGGCACGACTACCGTATGGCCATTCGCATCGTTTGGGTTCCAATAGAATATCTCACCGCCAAGTGGAGACGCAATTAGATATTCACCCCAGTTATCTAAGGACCAATCCTTATCCGTGGAGACTGGCATCTGGAAGCCCCACGTTGTGACAGCAATGGTTGCCCCAGTGTCGGTAAAGACTGCCGTCGAGGCAAAAGTAAATGTTCCGCCAGTCGTTGCTGTCAGGACCGTATAGGTTCCCGTGAAATGGGTTGATGTGACGCTTACTATACTGCCCGGCGTTACATAAACATTAGTTCCAAGGGTTACCGTTGCGTTTACGCCGCCACCGACAATACCAGCGCCTGTATATACTCTTCCGGTTCCAGTGTACGTTACACCTGTACCATAACCCCCATCGCCATAACCGCCAGAACCGTATCCAGTGGGCGTTGCAATTGCGGTCTGTCCTAGAAAGTAGATGATCTGGGCAAGACCACCATTCATGGAGACAGTTACAGCCGCCGCTGTTGCTGTTCCAAACACTGTTGCCGTGCCGGGGTTGCTGACTAGCGCATAGCTGAACGATCCAGCGGAAGATGCTGTCACAGTATATGTGCCATTATATCCAGCGGGCGTCATACCAGCTATTACCACCGAGGTGCCGACTGGAATGACCGTAGACTCATTTATGCCAATTGTGGCAACTGATGCCAGCCAGCTTGCGGACGTAATGGTCAGGATGTTAGTCGGTGCGTTCACAGCCGTAATTGTAAATTGGTTAGAAGATATAACGGAAGTAACAAGATAGTTTCCGTAAATAACTGAACCGCCAACCGTAGTTGGCGCTAAAGCAGCAAAGGTAGAGCCAACTATGTAGCCGTGATCAGCAAGCGTCACTGTAATCGTGGGAGTTGATGTAGAAGACGTAAAAGTAGGAACAGCGCCACCAGTCAAGGCAGATGCAACAAAGGTTCCTGATGATGCGCTGCCAAGATTTGTTGAGGTAGAAAATGTGAACGTGCCGGACGAAGATGTCAAAACCGTGTACGGGCCAGCAAACGAACCAGCGCCAGTAAACGTCACTGTAGCCCCAACGGTAACAGTAGAGCCAGCAGTATGCACAACTGTTACCGTGTAAGGCCCAACACCTGTTGTTGCAATTGTAGTAACAGAAAGCGTATTTGTCGCTGGCGTTAAATTTCCAATTATGTTTTTCGCAACAACAACGTAACTATTGGCACCAACGGCCTTGGTGTTGTAATATCCTGATAGTATCACGCCACCAACACTAATAGGTGTTGATATGTATATGGAATCAAAAGAAGTAATGTTTGATCCAGTGTCGGAGATTGTTACGTTAGAACTTCCAGAGGTAGTTGATACGCTCACAGAAATGTTTGCAGTATAGTATTGCGGGCTTAACCTAATAGCTTGGGTTGGCACATTGCTTGAGAACAAAGAGTTTTCTGCACCAATCGTTAAATAGTTATTTGTGTTTGTGTCAGCCCAAGCGTGAAGAGCGCGGACAGTATCCCATGTTCGAGTGCTAATAAACTGCGTCCAGCCACCAAGTTTTTGTGGTAGTCCCTGTCCCTGCCGATCCGGCATAAAGCGGATCAGGTTGCTTTCCCACAGCGCCGCCTCGTTCAGGGCTTCAGTGCGAGTCTGATCAACGCCGGGGATTAGTTTTAGGCTTGCGTGTGGCATGGATTAGCCTCGCGTTGGGCTGGCAACAGTTGCCGGAGATTGTGACGACCAACCAGCAGCATCGAATTTCTTGCGATTTTCTTCCACTACAGCCGACTTCAGCAGCAACTGGTACTGGCTTTCGTAGCTCATGGCCATCTGCGGATCGTCGCTTTCCTTGCCAAAGTTGCGCTGGTAGGCTGAAATGTAGATCATTGACGCCATGACCAACAGATCAGGTAGATATTCGCTGATGAAAGTAGTTGTAACGGTAGGAGATAGTGATGCTGGGCGGATCGTACCAACGACTTCTACATAGTACGAATCATCGGGCGTTGGTCCCACGAAGAACAAAGTCTCGTTAAACGGGACGAAGTATTTCGGTACTCCCGTGTAAGATGCTGAACCATAGACCGCATCAAGAAACTCTTTTGTCGTAGGCATTAACGGAGTGCGGGTTGCAGCATCAGGGTCTGACTGACCCACTGGCGTGATCAAATTGATCTGTTCGCTAACAACAAACGATGTGCCATTAGGTAAGTCTTGGGCAAACGACAGGTTTCTATTTCCTGCCGTCAGTTGATAACCTATGCCATGCAGAGACACCGAGGTGAACATCAAGTCCAGATCACGGCAGATGCGAAGACTCGCGTAGTCAATCATCATTGGCAGGATCGCCACAAAGTTTGGGTCGTCTTCGGCCACTACTGCCATTTGAGCGATCTGAGTTTTGTAGGTGGTATAGGTTAAGCCTGCCATAGTTCTACCCCTTGGTTGCTTGCACTATAGCCCACTTTGACAATCCTTCCAACCTGCTTCCGCAGGCGCGTAATGCAGAGCGATCACGGCCCCATTGCACCTCGACCTCTTGATCCGTCAGGCCACGCGCAGGAAGCCGTATAGGGGCCGCACAGGTCTGTGTCAGGCTTGGGGGCGGTAGGAGTGGCTTAACGCTGGTTGAGGCGCATGATGCGGTCAACAGACAAGCAGATAGAAGTAGAAACCTGTGCATTGGCGGCGTCCTCTAGTTGTTGCGCCAGATCGGCGGTCTTGGCTTCAGCAGCAAGGCGCTCTGCTTCTTTGGTAGAAGCAAGATCAGCAGCGGCCATCTGCTTTTGCTGTGCTACTGCTACTGCCCCACGAAAAGATGCGCGGCCTTCCACATAGCCGAATAAAAATGCTGCCAATGCCGTGAGGGCGATTACTTCAAGCCATCTAAGCATAAGGCAACCTCTTCTTGGCGGCGCTTTACCAATCCGGGAAGCGTAATGCCATGCGCCATCGTGTAGAGTCCCATGCGGTTGCAGGCCCCAGCCGTGTCCCCGGCGTTGACCATTGGTGCGATCTTGTTTGTAAAGACGTTTAGGCCGAGGTTATAGGAAAACGATACGAAGGATGCGAAGGTCTTATTGCTGACGGGAACCTTCAGCGCCTTGTCCACCCCAGCGGCAAACTCTGCAACGCGGCTGTTTGCCATCGTCTTGCATTGTTCTAGCGTATACTTATCGCCGATGGCTACCCCACGGGTTTCACCCATACATACAGTGGGAATGCCCACAGGGTCATAGTACGCAATAGTTCGGACGCCCTCAAACCCCACCAATAATGATGTGGCAAGCGCGATCCCAGCGGCATATTTTTTGGAACTCATGGTAATGCAGCCCTCATGGTAACGGTTCCTGACCCCATCAGGATCAGCATAAACGGTGATGTGTTGCCGTAGGCGGCGGTCAGCAGATAACCTACCCAACCCAACGGAAAAAAGACATCTACAAACTCAAGGATGCCAGACACGACCATCAGCAGGCCGATCCAGAATGTCTTGGAGTGTGGGATGTAGTATTTCATTTGCGAAAGTACCACATGACACCGCCGCCGACGACAATCCAAAGTAATTTGTCTACGGCTGACTCAACCACGCCACGCTTGACGGAATGTTTTTCAAGAATTTCCAGCTTGGCTTCCATGTTGGACTGCGCCTCATCTTGACGATCCATGCGCTTAAAAATAGTGATCATGCGTTCTTCAATGCGGGCCATTAGCACCATTGCTTCCGCAAGGTTGTCCACCTTATTCTCAATACGGGCCAAACGTTCTTCGCTCATGTCTGCTATTTCCTTTTAGATTACCAAGGCAGTCCAGATGCCGTTACGGGGTTTTGCTGCAAGTAGATTTGATCTGCCAAAGAAGCTTCAATCGTAAACTTATCCACGCCGTTAGCCCAGACCCAAGACAAAACCTCACCTTCTGTCAGTTGATCATACGGAACAAAGTTTAGAGATAACGGATCGGGCAGAAATCCGTTCGTGCCAGAGGTAGATGCGCTGTATTTGCCATCAACGGAAACAACGCGCCAATCTGCCATGTAGACAGCACCATTTTGAATACTGCGTTCAAGGTTTGTAATGGTCCATGTGGTAGAGATCATTTTGTTTACCCCTTAAGCAATTGCAACAGTTCTGGAAGCTTCAATCACTGAGGTGCCATCCGAGATGAATTGAAAGACAAATCTTTGGGCAGTAACTGTACCAGTTGCCAATGTCCCTGTAGTCTTAAAACCAGTACCAAAGGTCATGGTATAGCTAGTGGTGCCAGAGGTCAGCACAATCAGGGTGCATCGAGTACCAGCCGGGGGAATGGTTGTCGTGAATGTTGCAGTAGCGTTAGGGGTGACTTGAACAACACCCTTAGATGCAAACGCCAGCGCAAGAGTGCCAGCGGCAAGAGTAACAAAACCATCAGTAACAACCGTTGTAGACACCAGCGGTGCGCCAGTGACAGACGCAGCCGTAGTGCCGCCAATGGCTGGGGGAGACACTAAGTAGGTGGAGAAGCCTGTGCCTGACACGGTACTGGAGGCCGATAGCGTTGTGAAAGCGCCAGAGGACGGGGTTGAAGCACCAACTGTGCCATTGATGCCCCCACCAGTGGATGTAAGCGTGGTGAATGCGCCAGTGTTTGCCGCCGTGCCGCCAATCGCAGGGGGTGATGCAAGGTAGGTGGAGAAGCCTGTGCCTGACACGGTACTGGAGGCCGATAGCGTTG